GCGTGCGCGGAGGGCGGTGGGCGGGGCCGGGGGGGCGGCGGGAGGGGCGTGCGGAGGCCAAAGTTCGACATCCAAGATCAGCGGCATCGATCGACCCACTGATGAGAAATGAACTGATGGATACAACTTCCATTCCTTTGGAAGGTTGCGAACAAAAATATGACAGTCTCTCTGACCATCGACATTGTTACCCCGGAGATAGTTAAATTGTTCTTCAAAACCAAAAGTTAAAAGTGATGAGAAGTTGTTTGATTGATCACCGACAACCATCGACGGACCTTCGGTGTCAACCTTTGGTCCGATCGACAATTGACCAGGAAACTTTCGATTGACGATCATCATATCATGACTTGTTTTTGTCACTGGTCGATCAAGATAGGAATAGAAGTCGACAACTGTCATCATCTCTGACACTCTCAAGTTCTTACCTACCGGAAAGATCCCATTGAAGAGATAGATGGTATCAGCATCCAGCCTTTTGATCTCTCGGGCAATGTCAGCAAATGAAAAGACGGTGTCTGTCGGGTCGTTCCATTGATGAACGTTCATGACAGCAAAACGATAGCCTCTCTTCTTTTTGTTAAGAGATGAGAACCTCTTGGTCATTTCGATAAAACTATTCACCCGATCAAATGGCGTTCCGTCTCTCTTTGGTCGGTAGAGATACCAATTCTTCTCAAACAAAACTTCTTCGATCCCTTTCTCCAAAAGTAAGGGTCGGATCAGGGGTATTTCCAGACATTTATTGATCTCTCTCAGATCAATCATTCTTCCTGTCTTCTCGAAAATGATTCTCTGAATCTCTTCATTCATTACAAAAGGCAAGAAAACTTATCTTGTTGTTAATTTAATGGAAGTGAACCTCCCTGTTTGGAAGTACTATGAGCCTGGGTTCGTCGACCCGCTCTATCAACCCTATCAGAGGAAGTCTGTCAAAGCCTCGCCGTCTTTAGGTGAGGATTGCTACATCAAAGTCAACAGTTTTGCAAGACAAGGACCACCGGAAATGGTCTATCCCGAGCTCGTAAGGAATGGATGGGGCAAATCCTTTCAACGAATGTTCTCTTATGACCCTTGTCCTCATGGATGGATCAAAGGAGCTGACAATTGGTGTATTGAAGGAACGCCAGAGTTCACTCCTTTGTTCTACACTGAAAAAGCTTTTGTTCCAAAGAATCAGTATCATCCAGGGAACTTGAGAATGCAAGGAAGAAAATGGCGATCAAACTACGGATATGAGGACCGAAATGTGCATTATGCTCCTTTGAAAGGCGGTCATTCCTACCTGATTTAACCTAAAGAACGGCTTTAGGTTTCAAAAATTGAGACTTTAAAATTGTAATCATCTGATAATAACATGGTAACCAAATCTCAAGTCAAGGCTCTTTTTGCGAACTACAAGAACATCAACTATAAGTTGATCGCTTCGACGATTGCGAAGCTTCCTGATGAGCTGACGAGAGAGATGATTGAGGATCTTGCAAGAGATTGTGATAGCAAGGTCTTTCATCACTACGAATGGAGTTATGTCGCGGGTAATATGATCGCCCTCTGGCTCCGAGAATACGTTTCTCCTACCTTTTCATCTGCGATGGAGAAATGCAAGCAGCTGCTGAACCCAAAGTTTTACGAGTTTGTGGTTCAAAATGCAAAGACTCTCGATGCAATGATTGTTCCCGAACGAGACATGGACTTTGCTCGATCGGGAATGAATACTCTCTTGAACTCTTATTTGTTGAGAATCAAAAAGGATAACACTCCCATCACCATCGAGACTCCACAATTCATGTATCTTCGTATTGCTGTCTTCCTCTGGTTTCCAAACTTGGAAAGAATCAAGGAAGTTTACGAAGACTTGTCAACCGGTAAGTACTCTCAAGCATCACCAACGATGTTCAACTCTGGTCTCGTTCACTGTCAATGCAGCAGTTGCTATTTGATGGAAGTCGAGGACAATCTCGAGGATATTGCTCAAAGTTGGAGAAAGGCAGCGTTGATCTCTCGCCATTCTGGTGGTATTGGCATGGACTACAGTGCCCTTCGTCACTCGATGATCGGCAATCACGGTTCCTCAAAGGGAGTCATTCCTTGGTTGCAGATTCAAGAGAAGATCATGAACACTGTCGACCAAGGAGGAAAGAGAAATGGCAGTCAAACTGCTTATCTCTGTGACTGGCATGCCGATGTTCAAGAGTTTGTTGAGGCTCGCAAGCCCACCACCCCGGAGAATCTCCGAGCAATTGACCTCTTTTACGGTCTCTGGATTCATGATTTGTTCATGGAACGAGTTCGAGATGACAAGATGTGGAGTTTGTTCTGCCCTCATATCGTCAAACAAAAGGGATATGACCTGGTGAACCTCTATGGTACCGAGTTTGAAGTCGCTTATCTCAAATGTGAAGAGCAAAAGCTATTCTCAAAGCAGATCAGTGCTCGCTCCTTGTTTCTCAAGATTCTTACAACTCAACAAGAGACTGGCATGCCATTTATGCTGTACGCTGATGCCTGCAATCGCAAGAGCAATCAAAAGAACCTTGGAACGATTAGATTGTCGAATCTGTGCACCGAGATTGTTGAGTATGTTGACTCGAAAGAGATTGCAAACTGCAATCTCGGTTCGGTATGCCTCTCATCCTTTGCAGATGGAAAGTCTTTTGATTTTGACGAGCTTGGAAGATGCACTCGAGCCCTCGTTCGCAATCTTAATCAACTTGTCGATCGAAACTTCTATCAAGAAGACATTCCAGAGATCAAGAGATCGAACAATCGTCATCGACCGCTTGGTATTGGCGTTCAAGGACTTGCTAATGCCTTTCAAAAGCTTCATATCCCATGGGAAAGCGAAGAAGCCCGACGACTTAACTTTCAGATCTTTGAGACAATGTATTTTGCTGCAGTTGATGAGAGTTGCTCGCTCGCCAAGGTCTTCGGACCTTATGAGACCTTTGAAGGATCTCCAATGTCGAAAGGATTCTTTCAATTCGATCTTTGGGATCAAGAACTCTTGCTCAAGAAGGGTCCTCAAGCCATTCAGGAGACTCCTTACAAGAAGATGAGTCGAATTGATGAGAGATTGTGGACTTCATTGAAGCAAGACGTCGTTCGACACGGAGTTCGCAACTCTCTCTTGCTTGCATTGATGCCTACGGCGAGTACAGCAATCATTCGAGGCAACACTGAGAGCTTCGAACCTGGTGTCAACTTGATTGCAAGAAACGTTTTGGCAGGTCAGTACATTACTCTCAATCGTTGTCTTGTCGATCGAATGGTCGCAAATGGTCAATGGACGACAGAAAACGTTCGCGAGCTCATTTCGACAAAGGGAAGCGTTCAAACATTGGCTATTGATGATCTAACCAAGCAGGTTTTCAAGACTCAATTCGAGATAAGTCAAAAGACCTGTCTTCAGATGGCGATCGATCGAGGTAGATTCATCTGTCAATCTCAATCAATGAATTGTTTCATGAAAGATGTATCAAATGAAAAGCTCTATTCCTATCACATGTTTGGATGGCAAAATGGCATCAAGACAGGCATGTACTATCTCCGTCAACCACAACTTCACACTGCAATCAACATTGCAGTCAATGATCTTCAAATTCAAAAAGTAGAGTGCTCCAACGAAGAAGGTTGCATCTCTTGTTCCACTTAATTCTTAAGCTTTTGCTTAAGAATCGGCTCCTTCTCTTGCAAGTTGATCTGCAATCTCATTTCCTTCAATCCCCGAATGGCCCTTGACCCATTGAAATGTAATGATTGATCCATTTTCAGTCAAACGAGAACAACCTTTCATGATTCGAAGCCATAATTCCTTGTGTTTGACAGGTTGTTTGCCAGCTGTGACCCATCCATTCTTTTGCCAGCCAAAGATCCATCCTTCAAAAAGAGGTTTCTTACTCAAAGTCTTGAGAAGAAACGGCTTCTTACCATCAATGGGTACGATTCCTTTGAGAACGTACTGACTATCACCATGAATTGTAATATCAGATGAAAAAGGAAGCGATTCGAGGCATTCTGCTAATGCCGTTAGCTCCATTTGTTGATGATTTGAAGTCTTTGACCCTCCTCTTTTCGAAAAGGTAATGATCGAGTCATTCGGTGTTTTGTATTCAAACATAAAGCCCCATCCTCCCTTCTTTGATGGAGTAAAGCTCCCATCGAAGAAAGCATTGACAATCGTTCTCTTCATTTCTCTTCATCCTTTTGATACAAAAGGATTTACAATTCAATTTTGCTCGATCGAGTAGTTGACAAGCCTTCGAAGAAACATTTCATTCTCCTGTTCTTTCTTTACTGTCATCTCTCGAAGCATTGAATCGCCTGATTTGTAGCGATAACCTTCAGGTTTGACAAGAAGTAGATAGTAAACATCGACTTTTTGTTCGTTCTTTGGAAGATGAGAATGTGATCGATAACGGATGGCTCTTCCGATAACCTGCTCTTCGTTTGGACGATTCCATGAACTCTCGAAAACGATGACATTCCTTGTTCCTTTTAGATCAAGACCCTCTCCTCCTGCTTTACTGATAAACAAAACAGAGACTTTGTCGGTATTGAAGTCTTTGACAGCTTCTGATCTCTCTTTCTTTGACAACTTTCCAGTCACTTCTCGATAAGGAATCTTTTCATCGTCCATCATCTTTTTCAACAAACCGAGTCCTTTAGTTAGAAAAGCAGAGTAAATCAAAGTCTTTTTACCTTCTTTCACCTTGTCCATTACCCATTTGCATTTTGGACATCCTTCGAGAGCATTGGAGCCTTGACGAAGTCCAGTAAGGAACAACCAGGAATCTTTGGAGATTCCATATTGGTCATTGGCGATATTTTCCTCAAGTCGTTGATATCTTCGAAGATAATCGTCGTCCATCAGAATCTCGACGAATGATTCTTTGGCTTCAGGATAGTTTTCATCTTTTTGAGCTGTAAAAAAGCTCATTGTGTTACTGAAGAAGTATCTAAAATCAGTCTCATTCTTCAAAATCTTCTTAAACTCTGTTCTTGTAACGACTCCTTTACCTTTTACCATCGAAACCAAGTTTGCCATGTCATAAGGATCATTGTAGACAGGAGTAGCGGTAAGTAAAAGCACTTTCTTTACTTTCTTTGCGCACTTAAGGGCGACATAGGACCTCGATGGTTTGTCTGCTTCTTCTGCCTTCTTGACATTAATGGCAGTTCGAAGGTTATGAGCTTCGTCGATAATAAGCATGGCATCTTCTGGACACTTCTTATGCTTGTAATGTCTCGCAAAACCCTCGAGAGTGTAGAAATCGTAATGTTTTTCCTTTCCTCCGTACGCCTTCAGTTCTTTCTTGAAGTTATCTTGAAGAGAGGTTGGTGTAACGACGATTACGCGAGATCCAGGATGATCGTCAAGGAAACACTGAGACGCTGCAACAGCAAGAAGAGTCTTTCCACTACCCGTCGAATGACAAGCAATAACTCCCCGGTGATTTCTTAGGAAATTAACAACTCGGATCTGATGATCCTTCAATGGAACCTTTGATCTCCTTACACAATCAATCTTCTTTTCTTCAGCAGTCAAAGGAGTCTTCACTTCCTTTACTTCAAATGGTTTGATCGGAGTGATCACAACCTTCTTTTGCTTTGAAGGTGATTTCCTTTCGACAGGACTCTTTGATCTCGAAGGTGACTTCTTTTGCGATACCTTCTTCTTTGAGGGAGACTTCTTTCGCTTCGAAGGTGATACCTTCTTCTTTGAGGGAGACTTCTTTCGCTTCGAAGGCGATACCTTCTTCTTTGCAGGAGATTTCTTTCGCTTTGAAGGTGATACCTTCTTCATCGAGGGAGACTTTCTCTCTTCTTGCACACCACTGGTGTTTAGAGCCTTGCACAACTCTTCTTTTGTCATCTTACTTGCCTGTGACTTTGACATATAGAGATCTTTCATAGCCAATTCAACTAATTCATCTTTCGAATAAGCATCTGGATTCTTCTTTGACTTTGCAGGACCACAAGTTCTGCCTTTGTAAGAAGAAGGTGAGGATACCTTCTTAAGTTTTGATGGGCTGAGCTTGAGAAAGGCAATTAGTTCATCCTTTTTCTTTTTCGTTGCCTCTGTTTTGCCCATTCCTCGCTTAACTGCCAGTTCGATAAGATCCTTTTTGAGCATATTAGAATTCAAAAAGATTTTAAGTGTTTCAAAAGAACTTCTTGGGTCTTTGGCGTGTATTCCAAATGGGACCAAAAAGCGACTTAAAGAAAAATGAAATCAATAGTAGAACCAAACCAAAACTTTCAGAAACTCAACAACTCTCAATCACTTGCATTTAACATCGTTCGGTATTAACCTCACTTTGTTCGGTATGTCAAAGCCTGCAAAATCCACTCAAGTTCTTATTACACCTGAAAACTTTAATGTCAACAATGTGATCATCGAGCCTCCCAAGACGATTGCAGTCAAGACCGGAGCTTCCTTTGTTCAATCAGAGGTCAAGTACAAGGTCGAAGGAGGAAAGGCAAGCCTTTATTTGATGTTGCCTGAAAGAAGCAGTGCCTTCTATCGCAATTTTGACTTTAGTGCTACTGAAGAAGAGAAGAAGGCCGGTGAAAAGCTTAAGGGTTGGCAAGCTGCTTATAACCTGACCTCGAATGAGACTGTTGGAAACCCAACCGAGGAAGAAGCTCGCATCAAGAAGATGTTTGAGGACATTCGAACTCGAATTCATAAGGCTTACAAGAGCTTTACTGACGAGCAAAAGGAAGAGATTGATCAAGTTGCTCGCACCTTTTTGGACAATGGTGCAAAGGGAGTCAAGCCTGTTTTTGAAATGCAAAAGAAGGCCGATCCTACCAAGCCTGATCGAAAGATTGCTGATCCATCTAAGCCAATGAGAACTTATCTCAAATTGGCAGGCAAGGGAGCCAAGGTTTCGTGCCAGATCTACGGTCCCGGAGACAAGCTCATTCCTCCGATCGAAGGTCGATACGGTCGAATCACTCCTTGTGTTCGAGTCAAGGGCATCTATTGGGGTCCTCATGCAAAGCAACCTTATGGTGCTGGACTTCAAATGGAGATGGTTCAAGTGACTTTTGTTCCTACCGCTGGATATGGAGAGACTTTGAACTACCGAGCAGTTCCTGCAAACACTGCTGAAGAAGATGATGAGGACTTTGCTCCTGCCTCTTCCAAAAAGCCAATGTCTGAGGAAGAATCCAATGACTTTCAACCAGAAGAAGATGCGGGTGAGGAGGTAGTCGAGACGAAGCCCAAGGGCAAACCAAAGCCTCAGGTTGAGCGAGCCGAACTCAAGCCTGCTGCAAAGGGTAAGACGGCTGCAAAGCCAAAGGCTGCCGCCAAACCGAAAGCGGCTGCAAAGCCAAAAGCCAAGGCAGCTGCAAAGAAGAAACCAGCACCGGAACCTGAAGAACAAGTTGAAGAAGGAGAAGAGGCCGAAGAGCAGGGAGGAGACGACGAATAAATTCCACTTGAATAAGTGGAATTAAAGATAAACAGAGATGATGTAATGGCAGAAAGTGATCTTGCAAAGGCCGAAAGGCTTTGTGAAATCCGAAAAGAATTCAAGGATCGTGATGATCGTATCGCTTATGAGAATAATCGAGCTGAGGGGATCGATATCTACATGAATATGTGTGATCTAAGAACGAATCCGAACATGGATGTTCTTTTGAGAATCAAATGGTTGTTATCTTTCATGAAGAGAGTTCCAGAAGACGCAAGAGATATGATCGTTCGCTTTCGAGACAGTCTTCAACATATCAAAGGTGAGGTGTATGACAAATATATTCAGACTCTCTTTCAGATTGGTCTTTGTGCTGACTTTGATCCTCATGAAAGATTGGTTATCGCAGAGACATTTCAGCGTCTTGGAGAGTTCGAGATGTCAACAGACATCTTTTCTCGAGTTGCAGAAGATGAGGACATCGAACTTCGTCATCGAGTCGAAGCTTGTCGCTATCTCTATGTGTCAGAAGACCAAAGAAGTCGCTCGATCTGTCAAGATTGTTTAATTTCAATCATTGAAAGACAATCATATCCTTCTGATTATCGTTATTCAATCATCGTCGACTATTGCTCCAAGTTTGGCATTGCAACAACTCTTGCATCTCGTAAGTTTCCAATTGAATACTCTGAGGAGTTCGTCTATGGTCTTCAAAACGTGTTTTTCTTCGAAAAGAAAAACGGTGTTCGAGAGCGTATCCTCTCTGGGCAACACATGCTTGGAATGACGATGGTTGAGCCTGCTCAAAAGAACGACATTTGCACAAATCTTCTTGAGATTGCTCAAGATACTAAGCTTGACACAAACATTCGAGCTGATGCAACAGATGTCATCATTCGTCTCGGAACCGACGAGTTCGCTCGAAAGGCTCGAGATGTATTGACTGATCTCTCATTCTTGAATATTGATAAGAACTCCGTTGCTGGCAAGATGAAGACGATCTACGACAACGAACAGAACGTTCATGATGAAAAGATCAATGAATCTGTCTCAAAGTTCATTGAAAAGATGTTCGAAGGAAAGGTACAAACGCGACCGTTCGCTGATGTGTATCGCGAGGTCATGGACCTTGTTCGTTCAAAGAAGTTCGATCCTGTTGTTCGAATGTCCATTACTCGCGCTTTGAATCGAGTAAGTGTCGATTCTGCTCGCTTTACTTCAAAGAAGGTCACTATCTCCGAGATCTTTGTTCAAGTTTGGGATCGCATTCAAGCTGCACCAAAGGAGAAGCGAGAGATGTATGAAACCGATCTGCTCTTTGAGCTCGAGGACATGAGTGACACTTGCAGCAGTGGTCATTCCTCTCGCTTCGTGAATGTTATTGACGATTCGGTGCGAATCACCTGGGAAGACCAGATCAATGCAAACATCAAAGGAAGAATTCAAAAGAGAATGAGAGAAGATCCTTTGAATGGTGAGATCTCGATTGGACTGATGGAGAATGCTACCGATGAAGAGAGGAAGCCATATCTTGCTTTTCTTGAGAGAAATTGCAAACCTCTCTATCAAGAGTTGTATCAAGAGTTCGTTGGTGATGGTTACATTTCAAAGAAAGACTTTAACAAGTACTTTGAGACCTCTTGGAAGAAACTACACAGTTAATTCTTCACGATTGTGAAGAATTTAGATCTCACCCTCTTCTCCTTCTTGTTCTTCAGTCGAATCATCGCAATCTTTGATTTCAAGAATGACCAGTAGGTCTTTCTTCTTCATCTTTCGAGCATCTGTCTTTTTGATGCCACGAGTAACGGCCAACTCGACCAGATCCTTCTTGAGGTACTTCTTTGTCGATCCAGGCGACTTCTTGGGAGGATCAGCGGCGACAATTTTTGAGACATCAGCCTCGAGTTTGCGAAGACGCTCAAGTTCAGAGAGGATAGCCTGATACTTTTTCTCTTCTTCCTTCTTTTCTTGAAGTCTCTTGTTCTCTTCCTCTTGCTTTCGAACTGACTCTCGATACTCTCTCCAATTGGGAAGAAGCATCAAATCTCCAGTATCAGCAGGAATAATAGCATTGGGAGTGAAACCGAGTGCTAAAAGACCAAAAGTAGACATTGCCTTCATAAAAAGACAGCGTCTTTCGTACTTTTTCTTCGCTTCGAAATTTCTATCCTTTTCGTACTGTTCGATCGATGCTTCATACATGGTCTTCTTGAAACCTTCGTGGTATTCAAATTCAGCAAAGTTATAGAGCGGAAAGAAGAGATGATCAGAACTTCCAAATCTTCCACTCCAAATATCGACTCTCAAAGGAGATGAATAACTTGCTATTTCTTCGCAAAGATCAGTAAAATCTTGAAAGAGATCGATTTTCAAACCCAGAGACTCGATCCGAAGAATTTTCGAAGGCAATCTAGCGACAGAGGAACAATGCGGATCATCTGTGTTCTTGAAGTATCTGGGGAGAGGATAAGAAACACGTTTTCCCCTTTCAGTTATGTCTCGTTCGAAGTTTCTCACAGTTTCGAACTTCTCCAAATACTTCTCTCCAAAGGTCGCTTCAAGCTCGGTAAGTTTCTCCCAAGCCGACACAGCAACAGCTGTGCAGATGTTTTGAATGTCTTTCTCGGTGAACTTGCTCATTTCGTGACTCCAAACGATTCGACTCAAAACTTTCAATTTTCGAGACGCTCTCAAATAACATAAAGTTTCTCACTTGGGTTAGTAGGAATGGATGAGCCTATCTTTGTTTGTCTTCCCGAAGAGCACGCCTCAAAGATAACAGCTCTCGGAGGAGTAAGATATCTTCAAGGATGGATATTACCTTACTTTCAAATCAAAAACTGTTACAAGATTATGAAAAATATCGGAGCTGATATGGTTTTGACAAAGACGGTAACTCATCTGTTGACTGAGATTGAACAACTCGAGGAGAGAATACAGAGACTCGAAAAGATACACGAGGGAATTAAGCAAGTGATTGAAGAGAAGAAGGCTTAAATTGAGTTTTAAACTTGTCATCGGTTCTAATCAACAAATGAAGCTCTTTTTTGAGAACGTTCAGCTCGAGGAGACAAAAGCTCAAGTTCTTTGCCGAGTTTCGAATGGAAAAGAGGCACTTCGACTTGAGAAGAGAGACCGAGGTTATGTTTTATTTATCTCATGTTCGTTGAAAGACCGAGAGAGTGTCCTTCGAATCATTCAAAGAATGAAACGAATGAAGGGAGTGAAGAGTGTTGCCTTTGAAAGAAGACATGCGATCGACTTTGTGTCCCTTTCTCTTTTCTATCCCTTTTACGTTTGTGAGAATTCCGTAACATTCCCAAAGCCTTGCACGGTGATCAAGCTTGATTGGAGAACTCATACTCTTTTTGATGCAATTAAGCAAAGACAAAAAGATTCATGGACCTCGTTTCTTTCATCTTCTATTGAAAATCTAACCGAAGTCAAGGAACGAATTGAGAAAGACAAGAAGAAGTACCCTATCTTTCCTCCACTTGACCTTGTCTTCAAAGCATTCGACCTTCAACTTCCTGATATTCGGGTCATCTTGATCGGACAAGATCCTTACTTCAACTATGGAGAAGCGATGGGACTTTGCTTTTCAGTTCCAAAGAAGGTGACAATACCTTCATCACTAAGAAATGTCTTTACTGAAATGAAGAATGATCTTGGAGTTGAGAAACCTTCTCATGGAGACCTGACTTCTTGGATGAAACAAGGAGTGTTTATGATCAACACTTCACTTACTGTTCCTGGCGATCGAACAATGGTTGGTTCACACATCAAACTATGGGCTCTATTTATGCGAAGCTTGTTTCGAAAGATTAATGATGAAGTCAAGAAGGGTGTTGTGATCATGTGGGGAACAAAAGCTCAAGAGTATAAGAAAATCTTTTCATCAAAGGGATGGAAGTTTATCGAGAGTGCTCACCCGTCGGGATTAAGCGCATCGAGAGGCTTTTACGGATCAAAGCCATTTAGCAAGACAAACAAGTACTTGAAAGACATGGGATTGAAGGAGATAAAGTGGGATTTCTAATCATTTTTGATTAGAAAAGATCATCAGCATCAACTCGTCGATAGAAAAACAATTCAGGCTTCGTTCCTCGTCCACTGTTTAAGTATTTCTCGTCAAACTCAATCTCGGTCATTGATGGACCAAGGTCATCATAAAGGTACCATATGCCATCGCTTTTTACATAGCAGACGTAGTGTGCACCTCCACCCGAGCCTTTCGATACTCCTTTCAAGGTAACGATTCCGAAAAGTTCGTATTTTTCATCGATAATTCGCTGGGAAAAAACACGTTTTTTGCGTATCACTTGGGACCCATCCACCCGACTTCGATGAAACTTAAAACTTGGTCCTTCATCCTCGTGTCCATACTCAATACTGAAGAATTCTTCTTCTGAACTTGAAAAGTTTTGAACTGGAGGAACAACTCCGTTTTGGAAGACGATGACATCAGATCGAAGATTATTCCAATTGTACTCGGTATAAGTTGACTCGACATCTGTCAAAGGATCCATAAAATCCCACATTTGAAGCATCGCGACCTTCTCAATAAATCGTTTACTAGGTTTGTTTGAGTAATGAACTATCTTTTCAATCGGAATGAGAAGAAGCGGAAACATTTGAACAAAGAGATTGTAGATGGCAGAAACATTGTACTTTTCCCAATGTTCTCCCTCTTTCAATTCAGGAATGCACCATTGAAGGTATTTTCGTAGCTGAGAACAAACAAACACCTCTTTTTGTTGAAGCCGTTGATAGTCTTGTTCAAGCTGATTTTGAATACCTTCAATGACAATTCGTAACGAAGATTCCGTCTTGATTCTCGCTGATTGAGAACAGATCGAAGAAACCTTCACATTTTCGATTGGAGCAGAAAAGATCTTCCGATAGAAGGAAGGAAAGCCGTAAAACATGACAATCAAAAGAGAATCGAGATAGCAACTGTTTTCATTGTATATGAAGATACCTTTCTCTTGATCTTTCAGTGGACTTGGAGTCCTCGGTGGGGTTCTAACAGGAGTTGGTGTTCTTCTAATGGGTGAAGGCGTTCTCGCTACATAATCTTCAACAAGTTCAGGATGAAAGATATCACGATGCATTGGAAAGAACCTTTTCAACATACATTCAAACAGTTTTCCATGTTCTCCATAAATAGTAGGATTTTCATGCTCTTTTTCTGCATAACCAAAGAGCATCATGAGAATGTGAATCAACTCATGTTCAAGAGAGTAAGTAAGACCTTCAAAAAGATTCGGAAATATTTTCCGATAGACTAAGGAGAACAAAACAAGAGGTCTAATTTCAATGATGACCGTCTTTTCTTCAAGATAAGACCTCATAAACACCCCACTCGGTTCTTGAACATCTAAAACACAATTAAAATCATATCCTGAAAGCTCTCCTGAAAAGGTCATCTTATCGTAGATTCGAATCATTGCGAGAACATCTGAGCATTTCAATGATCGAAAATTTACACCTCCTCTTTCTTTGTACAATTCGAGGCATTTCTCTCTTGAATTCATTGTTATTATCACCCGTTTTTATATTTAGAGAATTTAAAATGACAGAGGCCTTCGCAGAACAGTTTCTGATGAAAGTGTCGAAAGAGAAGAGGATCGAAAAAGAAGAAGCAGCAAGAAGGATCCAAGAATGTATCGATTCAGTGGCTCTAATCACCAAACTAGAGCCAGCTGTTGTTCATAAGATCATTTTTTCTGAAGAATACATGTCAGAATGCGTCAAAAAAGATTGTGATGAACTTAAATTCGAGGAATGCTCGCGATCTTGCTTTTGCGTTCCTTATGATGAGCCTCCTTTTTGCATTCCGAGAAGAATTCCTCATGTTGAGAAGATCAATGAAGATCCAGATCGATTTGCTGAAGGTTTGTCAGATGATGCTCTCAAAAAGCTCGTGAAGAAAGCTTCTTACCTTTACTACAACTACGAAGGAGGAGGACTTGAAGACAATGCATTTGACGCTTTGGAATACGTTCTTCAAAAGAGGTTTTCTGCAAAAGGATCGATGTATTCGAAGATTGGAGCAGCTCCCGTTGATCGAATTCGAACAAAACTACCAATTCCTTTACCAAGTTTGACAAAGATGAAGCCAAACAACCCAGCATTACCAGCATTCATTCAAAACAAGATTTGTTGGTCACTTAAGTTGGATGGTTGCTCTGGTTTAGTGATCTTTCGAAATGGAGAAGTAGAAAAGATTTACACTCGCGGCGACGGAATCATTGGAGGTGATGTCACATTCTTGAAGAACTTCATTAAATTCCCAAAACCACCCAAAGATTATTACGTTCGAGGTGAATTCGTTCTATCCAAAGAGATCTGGGTGCAGAAATATCGTTTCTCGTATTCAAATCCTCGCAGTTTTGTCACTGCAAAGATGAATAGCGGTTACGTAAACCCAGAAGTTCTTGATATTGAGTTTCTTGCCTATGAAATCTGTTACATTCCGGGTAAAACGCAAGTGCCATCACCATCTGAGACCTTTACGATTTTAAAAGACCACGGATTCAAGACTCCAGAATGGGGTATCGGTGAAAAGGTAACGATCTTTGACTTAATGATCTCTTACAAGAGTAAGAGAGCTTCATCCGAATATCTTATCGATGGTCTTGTTCTCGCAAAAGAAGAAAGAGGACTTGGCGTTGATCCTTCAAAGCAGAATGAGTTGAAGAATCCCGACAATAAATTCGCTTTCAAGATGTTACTTGAGCAACAACAGCGTAAAACAAAAGTGAAAGACGTCGAATGGAACATCTCGCGGTATGGAAAGTTTATTCCTGTCGCTATTTATCGACCCGTTTTCATTGATGGAGCAAAGCTTCAACGGGCAAGTGCTCATAACGCTCGGCACATTCGAGAATGGAGTATGGGAAAAGGCACTGAAATCACGATTGTAAGAAGCGGTGATGTGATTCCAGCAATTGTTGATGTCAAGGTAAACACAGACATTCTTCCGATCTATCCAGATGATTCAAGAGGATCTTGGAAGTGGGAAGGAAAGGACATTGTACTTGAGAAGATCGAAGGGAATCGATATGTTGAACTGGCAAGGAATCTTCACTTCTTTACAACACTCGGAGTACCAAGACTTGGAGAGAAAACAATCGAGAAGTTGTATGATGGTGGAATGAAGACGATTGCGTCGATCATTAAGGCAAAACCAACCGACTTCGCCAAGATCAAAGGTATTGGAGAGAAGACAGCAAATGATTTCTATCGAACAATTCACGAAAAGATGAGAACAGTTCCTCTTGATCGCTTCTTGGAAGCCAGTTCCGCATTTAAGTTCAACTTTGGTAGAAAACTCGCAAAGAAACTGTTTGCTGCGATACCCAATCTCATGGATTTCTCTCAAGAGAAGATGAAATTGTTCTTTTCATTGAAGAAGATCCCGGGGTTCGGACCAAAAAGAATCGATGCTGTGGTAACGGACATGCCAAAGTTCAAAGACTATCTTATTTCACTAAGTCCTGAAGATATGAAGGTTGCTTTCGAGAATCAGAAGAGTAGAACAAGAGAGAATGCGAACAAAAAGATTGTTGGAAAGAAGTTTGTGGTGTCCTGGAGTACGATCGAGGTCGAGGATTTGATCTATAACAATTTCGGTGAGATTGTACCTCATGTCGTTCCAGGTGTAGAATGCGTCGTTTCTGGCAATCTAATGATGAAATCAGATAAATTAGCCGATGCAGCCAAGTATAACGTCAAGGTTTACAGTGTTCCTGAGTTTCTTGAAGCTTACAAAGTCGAAAACGTACCAGAGGAGATGTCGACTGTAGGCATGACTGATAGCATGGATGACGAGTGATGAGTACCCCATCACGACACCTTGGAACATGGAAAATTCCTCGTGATTTTTCCTCAACCTCACTCCGGGTGAGGTTCGAAAATTGAACTTTTTTGAGGACTTTTTTTGTAGTGTGAATCATGTTGAAGAAGGTTCAAAAGCTCATTGACAACAAGCAGATTTTCCTCGTTGGAGAGGAATTGTCGGTCGTCAAGTCGATTACAGAGCACCCATCTGGTTTTCTCATCTTTGTTGGAGATGAAGATCGAAAGAAAGATGCTGACAAGCTCGACGAAGCCAAGAAAACGATCGAATTCTTGAACAGAACCAAGGGAAATGGCTTGATTCTTGCCGAAAACAAGAACTATGACAAGATGAAAAGGATCACAGAGTCTATCATCAATGATGCTGTCGCAATCGAAGATCCAGTGCCTGGTCAAGACATGAATGACTTTCTGGATGTGGATAGCTGTTTGTACACAGACCAGGCACTCTTTCTCGTTATTAAGTATGAGTGAAAGAGCGAAACCTTAATGAAACCTCACCGCAAGGTGAGGTTGAGTAGGTGAGGTTGAATGCATTAAGGATAGCAGTCATAGTTGCCGATCAACATGACCTTTGGACAGTTTGGACACAAAACTCCAATCGTAGACTGTGATGGGACAACTACTGAACACTCTGACTTACCATCACATTGCTTTGAAAGCCAGTCTTTGGCATCCTGAGTTGTAGATGCATTGAAATCTCCAGTTTGAGTGAAAGGATCGCATGAAGTCAACGCAGATCCTGTCATTCCAGTCACATCACAAGCGAATTGAGCCTTGAAAGTACTGATTGTCTTGCCCGAAGGACACATCAGATTGATTGTATCACCTTCAAATCCATTAGCTCCTCGACTTACGACTCTTTGCTTTCGATTAGAAGCGAAGTTCAGAGCAACATAGAGCCAAAAGATAACAACACAGACAAGCATAAACGAACCTGTCATGAAGATAATCTCTCCGGTGGATGGCATCTTAATATCACTCAGCATTTATTTCTCCGAGATATATGTCTTTTTGATATTGATCGATCAACTCGACTTCGTAGAGAATCGTGTCTGTACCGTTAACTTTGAAAGTAAATACATCTCCCATTCGAAAACCGTCCCAAGAGTTGTTAATGTAGACAACACTCTTTGATCCACCCATTTTTGACGGCCCCATGTTATCATAACCGTGAACTCTTGCATGTAACTTGCCTTGATAATAGACATCAACAGGGAAAAGGAACATGTTATGAATGTTAATACCAGTTATTCCATCGTCTGGATTAAATCCACTAGTGAATTGGTTTGTTCCAGTTGGTAATGGATCGTAAGTGACAGCTCCTATCGCAATTGTCTTCCAGAAATCCTTCAAAACGTAGCTTGCCATCAGCAACTTCCCTTGTTCGTTCTTCACATACAACACATCTTGCTCGTTAAGCCTTGTTCCGTTTGCATAAGTCGATGTTGATAATGACTTATATGCCCCAATATGTCCAATCAAAAGTTGATTTGATGTGTAAACGGGGTTTCCAAAAAGGGAAACACGGAACGGAAGTTTGTTCAAGAACGTCCATCGATGATCCTTTTGATACTTTGCAGAAAATTTCTGCTCTGCATCTGATGAAACCTCATCTAATTTAGCATAAGGAGCTAGTTTTCCATCCATTGTTAGCATTCAAGATTATCTTTTAGAGTAAAACATTTGCGAATTGTAATGTGGAAATTCTTTGAGGGCTTCTACGTTCTGACAGGAGGAAACGAAGAACGTAAGCAGCGAATCCTCAAGAACTTGGGGCAAGTAGGTATATCTCCTGTATTCTTTTCTCCTCCACAAGCAGCGAAAAAGAACAACGCAAGCGAGAAAAGCACATGGTGGCAAAACTTCACTCTCACGATGGAGTGCGATGAGACATGTCAAAACATTGCCCAAAATCACATCAAAATGATTCAAAATGCATATGATTTGGGCAATCAAGCTGCTTTGTTCTTTGAAGATGATGCCGAGTTCATTCTTCCTCTACCCAAAAAGAAGATCGAGAATGCGATCAAATGGCTCTCTTCAAACATGAAAGAGTGGGACATTTTCTATTTTGGCTATTGCCAATATCCAATTCCTTTCTCTATCTTCAAAACAAAAGACATTGTCAGCGTGACAAGACCTTTGGGATTTCATTGTTATGCATTGAATCGTTCTGGAATGGAGAAGATCATGTCAATGGGAACGAATGATCACATTGATCTTGCAGTTTCGAGAAATTCAGATATCAAAAAGCTTGCTCTTTTTCCATCTATTTCCTTTCAATCCGTCGATCCAGCGATATTTCGAGAGATGTATCTTCCAGTTGGATTTTCGTCAGTTTCCGTTTGTATGGAGTTCGTTTCGGTTCTCATGCCATTGTTTCTTCTTCTTGTTGCATTGTATGTGATATGGTGGTTTTATCAACGAAAAAAGTCTTAGAAGAGTTGTAATGCAAACCGAGATCATTCTCGCAGTTCTTGTTCTTATTCTTTTAGCCGTCATTGCCTGGAAAGGTCGTGAAAGCTTTGGTCCCACCGCTGCATGCCCTCAAGAGGGAACGTACAACCGTTGCATGAACGTGTGCAAGACACAATCATCTGATCTTGCTTGTCAAAATTTCTGTAATGCAGCAGATGGATGCAATGCTTGGTGTTTGTTGTTAGGTGGAACTGTCTCAGAGTGCGGAATGAAATGTTTTTAATTTCTTTGAGTGAATTAATGGCTGGTGTACCAACGTGGATGGATTGGGGAGACTTGAAACCCAAACAAATTACCACGTTAGAAGCTGGAGGGTTATGGTTTGAGGGAAATCCAGGAAGTGCAGTGACAAATGCTCCTTTTTCTCCTGTCATGATATCTGGAACACCCACGCATTTACCTTTTCAAGGTGATCCTGCGCCTGGTGGAAACTCAAATAATCAACCAACAATGAGATTCTCAAATTTCGATCCGACGCAAGCTGTTCAAGTCAACACAAAAACCACTGGAGGATGGTGTACTGGCTATGATACCAACTTTCAAATGTATCCAGGTAATGATAACGAGGTATATCCTGATGGTTTTCTTTTCGATAATGGAAATATTCTCGGGACGGCAAATCATTGCACTCAAAAAGCAGCTCCGAAGATAAAAGAGCAATATCTGATGTGTCGAGATGCAAATTCAAACACAGTTTATGCGGAAACTGATTTGTCTCAAGCATCAAACCCTCGATGTAAGTGGGTATCTCCAACTGAAATTCTCAAGTGTTGCACTGCAACTCAATCAATGTTTCCTGCAGCTAATCAATACTGCGCTCCTGATTACATTCCGGGAGGAGATGGATCTCAATGCCCAAATTACATGGTCAATTACTGTACAAACAATTGGAATGATCCAGTTTGTCAGTTCTATCTTTCGAATGTTGAGTCAATTCCTGGAGCAGCCGAGGTGATCACTCAAGTGGTGAAGAACTATCTGACAAATCCAAATAGAATTCCTCAAGATTACTGCTCATCGAAGCTTCCAAATCATCCTTGCCCAAAGGGAAGAGATGACTCGACCGATCCTTTCTTTACAACAGTACTTCCAAAGCTTTGTTACGCTTCTCCTATCTCATGCGATGCTATCCTTGATCAATTTTGCGCTCAGTTTACTCGAGATGATCTTGATAACGCAAAAGGAGACTCTGTTCTTCAAAGAATCTGTGGCTGTCATTTGTCTGACTGTCAAAAAGGCCAATTATGTCATGTTGAGAATCAAGGATTGAACATTACAAACACAATCCTTCGTCCATCTCAATATCCTTTTCCAGACGTTCCTCTTCAATGCGATCCCATTTGCAATTTTGCTGAGACTTTACCAAGAGCAGGAATGCCGCAATGCCAAGGAGCGGTTTGTTTGATTGATAATCTTACGATAAGTCAAATCAACTCTCAAGGAAACGTCACGATTTCTCAAGCTTGTGGTTGTACCGCTGGTCAATGCTCCTGCTTTATTGACAACACGGTTATTAATGAAGTGAACTCACAAGGAAACATTTGCATTGATCAGTCTCAATGTGGGCAATGTTATACATATTCGGCAACAAACCCTACGAACCCCTTACGACTTCCAACTTGCCCTTCAAACTCATCGTGTTCTTCCTCGAAAAAAGAAAAATTTGAGATGCCTGATGGAAAGAAGAAGTCCGGTATTTCATGGTGGATTGTTATTGGAACAGTAGCACTGGCTCTTGTTGTGTTCTTTCTTGTTTGGAGAAAGAGAAAGAATAAGTGAAACCTTACTTGGCGTAAGGTTAAATAGGCGAAACCTCACCAAAGGTGAGGTTACTTTTTGCCCTTTGTCTTGAAAACACCCTTGACAACTGTTCGATAACGAATTGCTGTTCCATCAATGCAGTCTGAATTTGCTGTAATGCGAAAAACATCGCCTTTCTTGGCTCCATAATAACGAGCAATCGGATCTGAGTCGAATATCTTTGGGAAATTGGCTATCGTTCCTCCATAAGCAGCGAGAAGCTCCTTGATTTCAGCTTGAGTGCATAGCTCGTGTTTAGGAACGAACTCGTGCTTTGTTGGGTTGAAGAGAACCTGAGAGAGAACAAAGAGTTCGATCTGATACTTTTGATTTCTCAAATTGCTTGTTGTTTGTTTAGTCGATTGTTCGCAAATGACGATCACGTGAAAGAAGCCCTCTTCTTCCATTAATGCAAGTAGATTTCGAACATTTCCAACACAAAACTTGGTCGAATACCAACAAACACGAACCTCTTCTTTCCCGTTGTAGCAGACAAAGTCCAATTCCTCAACTTCTTTGATCTCTTTGACTTCTCTTTTCACGCCTTTGAGGGTATAACCTCGATCTTTCATCATGTCATACACATGACAACGAGCCCGGATAAAGTCCTCCATCACTTTGATGGATGAGTATAACTACTTCTTTCAATTTTAACACGTCTTACCGCGTTTCCTTGATCTTCTTCACCATCTTCTTCAGTAGACTCTTGATTGAATTGTCGAATGAACTCTTGAGCAATTGCGAAAGATACGTAACCTCGAGGCATGTAATCGAACTCGGAAGGAACAATGATCACTTCAGAAGGTAACATTCGATCAGGAATGTCAAGCATTTGTTTCAAAACGTAAATGGTAGGTAAGACCTCTTCTCGAAGGATCTTTTCTTCAGAAAGGGCAACGAAAATCTGTTCCTTGATCTCGTCACGTTGTTTTTGCTCTTCTTCTTTCTTGTGCCGATACATATTCAACATGATTTCTTTCAAGATCAGGTTTATTTGAGGATTTTTCGATTTCAACTCAGCTCGACAGAGAGGACAAGTCAGTAAAATTGTTTTTCGAAGACAAGAAACGTGAAAAGAATGAGAACAATCGAGGTTGATCATCTCGCTCTGATTAGACTCATCAGCACAAAAACATTTGTCCATTAACGAACCAAAATAATATCTTAAAAGGTTAATGGACGACGACTTTGGCTTTGATTACTTTGGAGAAGATGAAAGACCTCAATATGAAGAAGAAAGACTCGTTGATGACACAGGTCCATACGGAGGAGACGAAGAACCTGGAGAGTATGAAGAAGAGAAAAAGGAAGGAGACTTTGATTATGGAGATTTTAAGAGGATTAAAGGTGGAGAAGCAAAGAAAGGAGCACAGAAAGAAAAGAAACAAGTGAAAGATGAGGAAGAAAAGACTCGAGACGAAGCTTACGCCATCATCGCTCACACCGCCCCCTTCAATACACTAAGTCGAGACACTCGAGATCTGATCTTATCAAAGGTCTCGGATATTGATAACCTTCAAAACTATCATTTATTGACTCTCATCGGTGTTTTCACAGCCAAAGTCCTTCGTCAAAATCTCTACGATCGAGATACCTTTGAGAGTTTCCGTCTGAAATGGCTTCCAAAGTCGAAAGAGCCCGACATTCTTCGTTACTACAACTTCGTCACTTCCCTCGAAAAGTGAAATTTTGTTTCATCATTTCAAGTCGTTCGAAACAATGATGAAACCCGGTTGTGAAGTGTGTGGTTACAAGATCGTCAAGGAAATTGTTAACTCAAAAAAGTCAATCACTTGGGAATGCACCAAGAGTGGAAAGACCTATGTTTTGAAGGAGGAAGTACCTTTTGGGTTACGTGTGTACGATGGAAGGCAAAACTGTCAAGACTTTTTCTTGTTTTTCGAGAGCTTGAAAAAGGAAGAAAAGAAGTACTTTTTGGTTCCGATCGAATCTTTTACAGACAAGCAGAAGAGTTTCTCTGTTTGGGAGCATCACGGAAGAGATCTCTTTGAGATAATCGCCTCTGGAGACATTGACACGATGGATCGAAAGAAGCTCATTTGCGAGATATTGACTGCTGTTAACATTCTTCACGAGAAAAAGAAGGTTCATCTTGATTTGAAACCCGAAAACATTCTCGTGAATGACATTGGAGAGGTCAAGATCATCGACTATGAGTGCTTTACGGACGATGGAAAGACTCGAAAAGACATTATGGGAGGTCGAACTGCCACTTACATGTCTCCAGAATCTTTTGAAGGTATGGTCGATCGATGTGCGGACGTTTGGAGTATCGGTTTGATCATCTTTATCGTGTATTCAAAGTGTCAACTCGTGCAAGAACCAGCTCATGCCTACATTCTTCAAAAGTCCTTTTGCAAGTCCAACTTTTACAAGTTGGACGAAGACATTTATCGGGTGCTCAAGATGGTTTTCATTCCCTTTTCCTACCGGGCAACAGTAGCTCAGCTTCTTTCTATTTTTTCCTCTTAAACAAGAGGAAACTAAATTAAACAATCGATTCAATATTACAATGGCCAGTCTACCGCACTTTAATTTGATTGTTGCAATTGATGCAAATGGAGGCATTGCAAAGAATGGATCAATGCCATGGAATCACAAGTCAGACATGAAGTTCTTTCGCGATACAACAATCGGAGCTGGTAAAAATGCCGTGATTATGGGTCGAGTCACCTACGAAAGCATTCCTCCCGCTCATCGGCCATTGAATGAGCGTTTGAATGTGGTAGTTTCATCTACTTGGAGACAGGAAGACAAACAAGGAATTACAGTTGTTCCTACCTTTGTTGATGCTCTTGTCACTCTTGGAAACAAGAGATATGACACAATCTGGGTCATCGGAGGTGAAACGCTCTATCTTTCGGTCATCAAGGACTATCTCTATCTGTGTGACAAGATGTTTATCACTCGTTTCAAAACAGATTACGGGTGTGACAAATACTTTCCATGGGATGAAGTCAAGAACTTTCCGAAGTTTCAAGACGAGCTGAAGACTCAAGACTACACCCGATACTATCTGAAGCCATCAAAAGATCATCAGGAGTATCGTTACATCAATCTTCTTCGAGAAATTTACTTCAGCGGAGACAATAGAGCTGATCGAACTGGTGTTGGTACCAAATCAATGTTCGCAAAGACTCTCGAGTTTGACATTTCTGAACGAATCCCTCTGTTGACCGTCAAGAAGATGGTCTATGAGTCCGTTTTGAAGGAATTGCTCTTCTTTGTATCGGGAAGTACCGATACAAAAGAACTTGAAGCAGTTGGAGTCAACTATTGGAGAGGAAACACCTCTCGAAAGTTCCTTGATGATCGAAAGTTAAACTATCAAGAGGGTGATATGGGACCAATGTATGGCTGGCAGTGGCGTTTTTGGGGTGCAGAATATGAAGGAGCTCATGAAAACTACACTGGAAAGGGAATTGATCAACTTCGCAATCTCATTTGCGGATTGAGAGATGATCCGTTGAGTCGAAGACACATCATGACTTGTTTGAATGTTGCTGACTTTGATCGAATGGTTTTGTACCCTTGTCATCACACCGTTCAGTTCTACGTGTCTTCCGATCGTCAGCATCTCGACTGTATGATGCATCAAAGATCTGGAGACATGGCTCTTGGAGTTCCGACAAACATTTTCATGTATGCTGTTCTCACTTACATGATTGCTCATGTTTGCAACTATAAGCCTCGAAAGTTGACGATTACGATCGGAGACGCTCATATCTACAACAGTCACGCTTCTGGTGTTGAAAGAATGCTCGATCGAACTCCTCGTCCTTGGGCAACTCTTCGATTTAAGGATCCCGACAAGATCCGAGACATTGACCAATTCAAGTTCGATAACTTCATCATCGAAAACTACACTTCTTGGCCTTTCATTCAGCTTCAAATGGCTGTTTAGATTCTTCACATTGTGAAGAATCAACAAAATGCATAGTCTTTTCTTGCTTCAAAGAACTTATCTGACTCAATTTTGAGGAAGGTCTCAACGTTAATTCCCTCATTTCGTAGATGTTCTCGGATTAGATCTCGACCCTCTTTGTCTCCTTTGGACTCAAAGTGCATCCATAATGAGTAAAGGAACGTTGATGACATTACTTAGAATCAGAAAAAGGTTTAGATTCTTTTTTCTCCCAATACTCTCGAACATGCTTTCCGTATTCCTTAAAAAATTGAAGACCTCTTCTTTCAAATTCTTGACGAATTGAAAGCATCGTTTCGGCGTCCATCGTACCGAAAGAAGTCTCCCACAAATTGAACAGTTCAAGTATTGACTTTGTTGTGAGATCAGCCATTTAAACTTAGCTCAAGTCTTTTTAATGAGCCAGAAAAAGAGAAAAGCAGAAGCAGCACCTGTTACCGTGAATCCTTTTATCGTTGCAATGGATTCTCTTCGTGAAGAAATCATCAAAAAACAAAGAAAAGTTGATGAAGAATGGGAGACTGTAGAAGAGTTGCGAAACTTCCTCTCTGACGAGCAAAAGAGGAGAATCGTGAAAAGATATGTTGACTTTGAAGACGTAAGTGAAAATAGTGTCTTTGATAGGATTCTTATGGCTTCCAAGCCCTCGAGAAATTCTTTTTCAATGATCGAGGAGCGCGTAATCTCTGACATCGAAAAGAAATGGCCTAATTCTGGCAAGATTGCTCGGCAACTCCTTGAAACGAATTCTTGTCTCATTCCAATGAATCTATTTGTCGAACATCGGAACGACGTGGTTTGGATTGAAACCATGACAAACTTGCATGGAATGAGGAGCGAAGCCCTCGATATTTACAATTCTTCAGACCTTTGTTGAATCCATTCGTAAACGAATGGATTTTGAAACTTCGAAGAGCACTTTCTACGACCATTTATCTACTTAAACTTTAACAAAGATGTCATAATGACTGAAAAGACAAACTATCATCTTGACTGTGATAAGATCGATGAAGCTTTAGTTCCAGTGACAGAAAAGATGTTCAAAAAGAATATTGAGCATCTTGTCAAACGATACGCGGATTTAGCTGATATCCCGAGTACTTTGGATATCATTCGGCGATGCCTGAAAAAGGAAGATGTTATGTTTACCATCAAAAGATACGAAAAGTTAGATTACAACGGTAAACGCACGCTTCCTTTTTCCATTTTCGACGGCTTTCGTAATTTTCGAATTATAAATGATGTTGGAGTTGAGATCAAAGAGGTGAAATTGTATGAATGCGGTCTTGAAGAACCCGTTCTTACCGTAAAACCAAATGCCGATCTTTCTTTTTCTTTCAACATATCGGGTTCTCTCTGGTCTCGTATCTTTGATAAGAGGGTATGTCTTCAAGTTGTATCCACCGACGAGCTTTTTCGAGGAACTCTCGATGAATTATGTGCCATTACCTACGACGCAATCTATTTTACCAAGGGGTATCGTGAACAATACAAACAAACCGCTTCAAAGTTTGTTTATTGAATCCATTCCTAAAAGAATGGATTAAGCTCCCCAAAGATACCACGATCCTTGATCAATTTGAAGCCCTGACAGAATGTTTCGACTTAGCTTGGTCAAATCTCCATATCCCATTCCTTCAATCCAACCAGAAGCTTGAACTTTTTGTCCTTGATTCGTTCCTGTTACATCACAAGCACCTTCGTAGAGAATTCCTCCAAGAGCGACCTTCATCAAAGAGTCTTTGACTAGAGCTGTAAGCGTAAGAGTGGTTGACGCTCCATCTGTAATGGTCCAAGAAGTAGGAAATAGACCTCCTGAGACTGGATCTTGAACTCGATCGTTGATTGTTCCAGTCATTAAGATCTCTGACTGGTTTCCCTTTGCATCCATTCGATAGCCAGACAACGAAAGAGAAGAATCAGAAGACAGATCAACTCCTGCATGCTCTCTTTCGAGCATCAGACAAGTTCCATCTTGAAACTGAACTACGAGATAGTCCCAACCTGGAGAGAAAGATGCTTTGCCAAAAATTTGAGCAATTCGATAGGCAGATCGAACGAAAGTGCTTGTAAACGTTCCCAAAGGAGAAGCTCCACTGAACATTTGATGATCCATCCAACCAAGACCCGATACTTGCGAGAAGGATGGGTTACCTGACGACGATCCTGGGAGAATGATGCTTCCGGAAGTTTGAATTTGAGTCCAAGAGTAATAATAGGAACCAATTCCAGTATTGACAAGTCCAGATGGATCAAATCCTTCGTTTCCATGAAGGATAATCGGACCTGAAGAAGAGAAGGTAAGGTCAGCTGCGATTCCTTGAGATGGATCAGAAATGGTAAATCGAAGAGGATAGATGCCTTTTGAAGGATCGGTAGACACGATTTGATTGTTTCCGATTTTCCATTTGATTCCAGAAGAGGAAGTGACAGGTTGAGTACCAAAATCAACCAATCCAGATGATCCACTGATCACACAATCGCGAGCTTGAAACTTCTTTTGATCAGATTGACGACAGATAAACAAAATGACTTCACAGTTTTGATTCTGCTCTGGTGTAAGCTTCGCTTTGCGAGCCATATCGGGTGGAAGAAGACAATTTCGAATGAACATCATCTCGACACTGAATTTGTCATTGGAAGACGAAAGATAAGAGACATAATAGTACCATTCTGTCGGGAAAGAGAAGTGCATGCCATGATCTTCAGGAAAAGACAGTGAAGGAGGTCCCCATACTCTTTGAAATCCTTCGATGTAAACTTCGGGATACAATGAAAACATTTGATACGCTTCCTTCGGAGTCAATCCTTTCTGAGCTCGTTTCTTCAATGCAAGCAACTTGTTTCCGTCGTTGAAAACACCGCTACATTTACCAACAACAACGCAATAGAGGAGGATATTGAGAAGGAGAAGCAGAGATGCAAAGAGAACAAGCTCCCAATTGAAAGCTAACTTTCCTCGATGAAGTTGGAAAAGAACAAAGAGACCGATCAAAATAACATCGATAAGAACAAACTTTACCATCGAGTTCCAAGGGACGTTACGCATTCGATCTAGATATTTACCAATGTTCTTACCTCTTTCAGAAGGTGCATCTTGAGGAATTGGAGCGAAAGCAGCCATGACACTATCAGCACAAGGTTCTGTCGACCACATGACAACAGCATTGTCCATCATCTGCTCTTGCCCATACTCGTTAAGATACTGTTGACAGTTACTCATTAGTTCAAATCAAGATTTTCTTCGTTCATTTTGAAGACATGATCATCGAGATGAGTAGGGATATTACTGACCTCTGAAACGGTCAAATTCTTGAGTAAATTTGACAGTCATTTTCTTGATTTTTGGGAATCAAGAAACTACTTTGTGACATAGGTGATAGTATCTTTTGTTAGCTTCCATTCACACTCTGTCATCTTCTTCAAAGCAGCACATATGTTCGTATCAACATCAGACTTTCCGTAATCTTGTCTCAAGCGAGGTAAAATCTCATTCGCAATGTCCTTTACGAAATCGAGGTACTTGTGTTTGAAGTCAGGATCGTATGTGCCTAAAATCACATCTTCATCCTTACATTCCTGCGATCTCTTGGTGATTACACTTGTGAGAATTGCATGAAGTTGCTTGCCAAAACTAATGTTCACTTCATACCTTTCATCAAATCCTCGAAAAACGTTCATGAATCGCATAATGTAACCTGAAATACAAAGTCCTTTCGTTCCTTCCATCTCTTCAATCAGAATCTCAGTCATTTCTTTGGGATGTTCTGCTACTTTCTTGATGTAAATGACGATCAAAACGAGGATCTTCGTTGCATCAAAGCCAGAACCAAAAGTTGTATGATCGATCGCGCATCTCTCAAGAACTGGTTCAACCACCTCCTTGTATTTTGGAGACTTTGAGAAGAATCCTCGAAGCATTAAGTCGATGTCTCCAAGTTCAATCTCTCTTCCAGTTCTCTTGTATTCGTCGTCAAACACCTTTTTCATGTCTTGAATGAAGATCTCTGCGACTTTCAACGTTTCTTCGTTAAGTTCATCATCGTGAGCGTTTTGATTGTTCGTGTAGAAGTTCTTTGAAAGCGACTTTTGATCTCCATATTCCATTTCTTCTCGAACTTGAAGAACTTCAGGATCTCGAGGATAGTAACGAAGAAGGATATCAAGCAGATTACTTCGTTGTTCAAAGACAGAAACTGTCATGATCCATTTGAGAAAGTGCTTTTTCATCTCCTGTTGATTAATCTTTGGATTTGACACATAATTCTTCACCAATTGAACATCATTCAACATTTGAATGAGAAAGTTAGCACCATTAGGATCATCATACCGGTCAAAATAGAAATGTTCTGCAACGTTTGTTGTTGCATCAATGTTTGTGAAGCGAAGATAAGTGCTTTTGAGAATTACATGCTTGCATTTTCTTACAGATGACTTTGTTGTTTCGGTAACCTGATCAAATACTTTACCTTGCGGTTTGTAAAGCATATACATCTTGCGAAAAAACCAGTCCGAAAACGCAATCTTGATGTTTTCAGGGCATTTCGGGTCTTTCAGATGAGCAAGTATTTCATCTCGAACTCTTGGAAAGTCTTTGAACTGAATGAACTTACAGTTGGCGTTATAGTATTCTGTGTACTTGTTTTTCTCTCCAAACTGAGAAGAAATCTCCGGAACAATTGAGATACCTATTTCATCGGCCATTACTGCGTTGGCCTGATTCTTAAATTCATAATCGGATTAACTTTTTCTGAAACTTCCTCGAACTCCGCCTTTGTCCACAGATTCAACTCTTCACCCTTGAACAGCTTCATCTCTTCTTGAACATCCCGATACCACTGAACAGGATCATCAGAAAGAGAGTAGACCTTCTCATACAGCTGTGTTGTTCTCCACCATCGAATGAATTCAATGCAAGTTCGAAACAAAACACCCACTGTCGATGGTCCCATCTCAGTCAATTCTTCAAGAGACTTGCTCAACAACACATCTTTGGCCACCCGGGCAGCTTTCTCCTCTGGAAAAGTCAAAGATTCTCTATTCGCCATCATTCTTCGAGTCTCAATTCCTTCCTCAAAAACCTGCCAAGCTGCTGAGATCTTTGATGCGGGAAGCTGAGTCGATCCTTTCGCAAGAGGAATCAACATCGTTTTCTTCCATTGATCAACAGTTTGATTGTTTCTTTTCATGATTGAAGCACTGTAAGGCTTCTCATTCTTTCCAATCTTGACTCGAAACATCGAGCAAGCGTCCTCGATGGACATTGGAGCATCATAGAGTTGTTCGGAAGAAGTGATCTCTTTTGCCATTGATTTGCTTCATCTATTTTTTTAATACATATTAATGGCAAAGAAAGATCTCTATGACTACTCCGAATTGATCATCGTCACGATTTTGTCATTGATTGCTGCAAACTTTTGGATTCGAGGAATAGGCGTCTACATGGACAAGTATTGGAAGGATAACCTCTACATGTACATGTTTTTGGGAGCTCTCGTGACAGGCATCGCCATCTTTTGCTCGTATATTTTCTTCGCCGACGACACATCAGACGAGGACAAAAATTGAAAAGTGTCTGGAACTCACTGAAAAGGAGTGAAACATGTCCTGCAAAATCTGCACGGAATCTTACTCTCAGGTTCTCCCGAGCTTCAAGTTTCAATGTCGTCACACTTTTTGCTGCGAATGCGTTCGTGTTCTGCTCGTGGGTGCTCTTCGAACCAAGAAGACAATGTTCAAATGTCCCGAAGTCGAATGCAAGCACGAGGTTACGGAAGCTGAGTATGAACAATTCATTGATTCTTCTGAGATGAGAAGTCTTTTCGAAGACGCCAAGCAGCACTCGTTCCTTCAATCGATCCCATTGTTCAACTGCGTTTGTGGTTTGGTTTGTGAGATTGAAAGAGAACAAAAGATCATCTTCTGTCCCACTTGCCGAGAGCAAAAGTGCACGACTTGTGCCCAGAAACCTCATTCTGGTGGTTGCATCAAGGTTGATCCATCTCTTCTCAAGTTGGTGAAGGACGGAAAGATGAAACCTTGTCCAGGATGCAAAGTATTGATCGAAAAGAAGAGGGGGTGCGATCACATCACCTGTAAGAATTGCAAAAGAGAGTTTAATTGGAGAACTCTTGAGATGTTTGACCCAAGAACTGTTCCAGACGTTCCATTGCCTCCTGATCAAATCTCTCCAAGAAGAGATCCACCTCCACCTCGCGTTGAGAATATCTCACCAAGACGAGATCCGCCTGTGATGGCAGTGCCTCCACCCCTTCCGCCGAGAAAGCCTGTTCCTCCTCCAAGACCACTAACCGAACTCAAGTTGCCTCCTCCGGTTCGACAATTCACTGCAGAGCAAAAGAAAACAATCGAGTACGCTCGTCGTTGCGTCAAGTCGATTCCGGAATCCGGAGACATGCTTTTGATGGAGACAACCAAGTTTATCGCCCTTTGTAACTTGGCTCGGATCGAATACAACACTTTCACCCTTCGTTGTCAGCTTGTCTCACAACTTCGCTCGATCAAGGAGAGGTGCATGGCGATGCTTTTGAACGAAAACATCTCGCTATTTGAGTAAATTCCTCTTGAAAAAGAGGAATTCGTGACAACAACGTAAATTGAAATTTTCCTTTGCCATCATCAGTCTTTCTGATGTCCGAGCTTAAGCTTTTCGAGTTTGAAGAGCTTCCAAAACACTTGGAAGAACTCCCTCGACCAAGGAAAATTACGATTGTGAAGAGTTCTTCCGGTAGATGGTTCTTGTGTTTTTCTCTTTTTGAAGATCTTTTTACCTACAATTACCCTCTAAAAACGTCCGAGAAAGGAAGGAAGGTAATTGCAGAGATGCTAAATGCTGAAATCAAAGAGACGAATTTTGCATTCTTCGGAGTGTTGACTGAACCTGGATCGAGCTACGATAGATTCTATTTGTACGAAAAAGAAGGGAAGGTCATTTGTGTTTTGTTAGCTATGAATTCAGATTCCAAGCGTAAAGAGCCTACAGGATGTCAGTTCTCATTTGAGATTTCTCGACCCGAATTGATCCCCGAAACCTCGATAGAACACTCATGTATTGTCTTCCATGAAGATTTCAATTGATTTCTCATTCCTCTTGAAAAAGAGGAATTAAATTGTAAACATGAGATCGTTGTCACTAAACCATTGCTTCAATTGCTCGCACAATGCAGGAATCTTCATCGTAAACAAGGTAAGATAAGCTGCTAACGTTCCTTGCGACTTTGATTTCAAATCTTCCTTGTACTCGTCTGGAATCTTCGGCAATCCCTTGATCTTTTCAATCAATGAATCCTTTGAAAGCGACTTGAACTCTGGATTTGGAGGTGGCAAATACTTCAATTCGAAGAAGGTTTCGATAAGTCGAGGCAGTTTCTCACTTGTACATACCAATCCTCGTTTCTGAGCTTCTCCGGGCTTGGCTTTTCGGACGATTCTGAACTTTCCGTCTTTGCTTGAGATGGTACCGTACATGTCATAAGGATTGTTTTCAAAGCCAATCTCCTTTTTCTTTTGCACCTTTTCTTTCATTTGCTCAACATATGCTTGTTCCGTTTCAAGATCAGGCACATTCTCCCATTTGCTCGTTGCTTTGTTGAAAAATCTCATTGATCCTGACACTTTCACAGCAAAAGCACTGACATTGTAAGACTGTCCGGTGTACTCAGAGTCATACAATGAGTGAACAAGAGTACCATCAGCTAAACGAACAACATTCGTTCCCCAGAATCTCAAAATCTCATTGACAACGTTCTTTTGCTTTGAAGACATCTTCTCTTTGGTCTCTATCTTTTCATAAGCTAACTCAAGAAGGAGAATTCGAGTTTTGTGATTCATTTTCTCAAAGATTTCAAGAGTTGGATTCTTGCAAAAGTCCAAAACGTTCTTTTTGTCTTGTCCGATCACATTCACTTCAATGATTTCACTTAACTTCTTCGTTTCATTCACATAAGGACTTGCAATGTACGTTAAATCAAGATGATTTGCGGAGTGAGAGACTTTGTTATCGAGGAAGTAGATGTTGTTATTCTCTCGAAGAAAGGTAGGAAAGCCATATCGATTGCGAATTACAATTCGATTTGAGATAATCGTTGACAGAGCTGACAGAAGAAGTGAAACATCTCGAGGTTTCAGTAACTTGACAATCATTTGAAAGTTGAGAGCGAAATATGAACCGAACAACTCTCGGATTTGATGAATGAGTTGACCAATCTCTTTCTTGCTGTAGAACAGATTGTAGTTATCAACGATGATCTTCTTTTCAGGAACTTCATAAGACCAGACCTTGCCATCTTGTTTTGGAGGAAACGAGTCACAAACATAGTTGCAAGGACCATAGTCGCAATCTCGAGAACCTGGAACATCAGTTTCAAGAACATTTCGTCGATAGAAGATTGCACAATCAACTGAAGCTTCTTTCAATAATCGATAGATTTGCGTATTTCTCTTTTCCTTGTCTTCTGCAACTCGATAGATCCTCAGATCGATGGTTTCGGCTTTTTCATCAAGATCAGCATCCAACTTTCCACTCTTACTCTCAACAGCGCAGTGATAGAAGATCTTTACAATCCTTTCATTCGGACTCAAAGCATTGTGACCTCCAAATCTCAAAGCTCTCGCAACTGCCTGATATTGATAGGGCAAATTCCAGTGAGCGGACACGACATGAACTTGTCGAACGTTTTTCAAGCTGATTCCTTGAGCAATTCTCTCACTTCCAATGATAATTCGCAGATAATCTCCGTATTTGTTCTCTGGCTCGTTCCATCCGTCAATCACCTCCTTGATTTTGTTTGTATCATGAATCGTGTTTACATTCGAGGTAATGACAGCACACCGCTTTGCTTTGTTGTGAGTCTTTGATGAAACCTTTCCAGTGATCAAAGTATAGCCTAAAAGCTCTTGAATGATCAAAGAAAGTAGAATCAAACCACTTCCATAAACTTGCTCACCAAAGATGTAAACAAGTTCGTTTGGATGATCCTTGATTTCCTTGAGAATCGAAGCGAACTTTGCTGAGTAAGTGTGAAGATTCTCTTTCACTTTGGCCTTTAACTCTTCCGATAAACGATAGGTCTCTACTGAGACTTCGGAATCTCCTTTCATTTTCTTCTGCATTCGCGTGCAATACTTTTTGAAGCCGGTCTTACCATAAGATCCATCGGGAAAGACGAAATTTGATGCATCGCGAGCGTCAACAGCAAGTGCTCCTCCTTCAATCTTTCTTTCAATCTCTTTTCCCTTATGCTTGACAATCTGAATTTGAATTAAATCACGCGCTTTCTTCGAGTGCATTTGCTGAAACTTACTCATTCCATCGGGTTTAATGGTAATGTACTTCATCCAAGGTTCCTTTTGACCGATTTCCTTACGAAGTGCAGAAGTCATCATCGATCGGAGATAAGAAACGCGACCTCGGATCTTCTCTTTGAATACATCTCTCATTTCTTCGGGAACAGTTCCTTTTTCATCAAAATACTTCGAATCGAACTCATTTTCAGTCTCAAATTGTTGATCCAGAGGAAGAATGAGATTCATTAATGATGCAATCTCTCGAGTTCGATCCCAGATTGGCGTTCCAGACAACAAAAGAATCAGGCAGTTCTCGACTGTGTGCAAAAACTTGTGAGCAGAATGATAAAGACCTGCACTTTCCTTGTCATCAGGCTGAATTCGAAGGTTATGAGCCTCATCAATAATGATCAAGCGATTTGAATATTCCTTCTTGATCACATCGTTTGGCAACTTTGAAACATAAGGTAAAAAGGTCTCAAATGAAACAATCTCATAGCTCTGAGCAATCGAACGACCAAGACGGATTTGATAGGCCCGAGGTCCCATATCAAGTCCCATTTCCTTCTCTTTTTCAGTTGCAATCGGCTTATAAATCTCATTCGTGCAAACTTCAACAATCTCTCGTTTGTAATTATCTGCAAGAATTCTGCTTTTGACAATGATCAAAGCTCTTTTTCTTGGCCGTCCACCTACTGTTGTTTGTTTGAAATTTTCAACGATTGCACTCGATAGACAAGTTTTACCAGTTCCCAGAGCATGGAAAGCAAGCATTTCTCGATATGGAGTGTATTGAGACAAGAACCTTCTCATGAATTCTTGGGATAAAAGGTACTCTCCTTTGACAGGAACCTTCTCTTCTGGCATCAAAGAGAGATCTTGAAACTCTTTTCGTCTCGAAATCTCTTCAATGAACTTCTTATCCCCGATATTTGGGTAAGTGGGAATAAAATTTTCAATGTTCATTACATTTGACGAAAAGAATTTTTATTGTTCATATTTAAGATGGATCTCACGCTTGGAATTACCCTGCTGATCACTCTGATTCTCCTTTTCATTTCAATGGTGTATTCTGCTTCTGCAGCCTCAGACATTGACTCAAAGAACTATTCTGCCGCTCATGGTCAAGCAACAACTGCTGCAGTGATCGACGGTCTTGCTGTTCTCGTGATCGGCTGCATCTTGGGTTACGCTCTTTGGCAAAAATATAAAGCTTAGAAGTTACAAGATAATGAGTTCGAACGAATGGACGGTTAAAACATGCTCGAAATGCTTTTGTTCTTGGAAATTGCCATACAATCAAGAGTTCAAAATTGTCGAACTGAGAAAAAAGAATGGAAGAAACGGTAACTTAAACCTATGTCATGATTGTGATGTTGAGAAACCATTGAGGATTGCGTTCGGACATCAAGCAAGAATGGGTAAGGACACTTGTTGTGATCTGCTCATTCAGGAAATCTCCGGAGAAAAGGTTTCATTTGCTGCTCCACTCTATGACATTTTGCATTTTGCTCAAAGAACGGCAGGTTTTGCTCAAGAAAAAGACCGGAGTTTTCTTCGATTGGTCGCAGATTGGGCAAAAGCAAAAGACCCAGATGTTTGGGTTCGTCATCTTCAAGAAAGAATCGGATTTTGTCGAGGAAATGTCTTCATTTCAGATCTCCGATTTCCAAATGAAATGAAGATGTGCAAGGAGCAGGGCTTTGTAACAGTAAAAGTAAAGAGAAATGTGCCTGTTGATGACTCGCCATCTGAGAATGCTCTGAATGGTTGTTCCTTTGACTTTGAAATCGAGAACAATGGCACTATCGGTGATCTAAGAAAGAAACTTCTTGATATCGTCGAAAAAATTGGAAAATAGTTTACATCATTCATCGGATGATGTAAGATGAAGAGAAACGGTGTTGTGTCGTTCGTTCAGTTTGGAACTCTCTCTCGAGCTCAATGGGAGAAGTTTGCAGTTTGTGAGGTCAAAAAGCCTGCAAAGGCCTCTGATCTCTCAAAGTCCGGATACACTGATACCGTGTATGATGAGAGAATGGGTGCTCTCGAGAATGGAAGAATTTGTTTGTCATGCGAAAGAGATAATCGTGAATGTCCTGGCCACTTTGGAAAGATTACTTTGGAGGAACCGATCTATAATCCTCATTATTTTCCTATTGTTGTCTCGATTTTGAAGTGTATTTGCTTCAACTGTGGCAAGTGTCGCCTTCCTGATGCTTCTCTTGAAATTTTGTCAAAGCCTGCGAAGAAGGAAAAGTTCCTGAAAGCTATTGTCGCTGCTTGTGAGGTGAAAAAGAGCAAGAATTCGTCAACCAAGAAAAGATATTGCCAGCATTGCCACAACGAACTCTTTGTTGTTGGCGTAACTCAAGATGGAAATCGAAATATCATTACTCGAGAGGTCAATGACAAGTTTGTTCCGATGACTACACAAGATGTTCTTGATGTTTTGCTCAAGATTGATGAAAAGACGTTCAAGAGTTTGGGATTCAACTCTCAACTCTCTCCAAATCCTGTCTTTCGAGAAGAGAACAGGGAAGAGTATGGAATTAGTCATTGTCATCAAATCACTCCTGATTCCTTTATCTTTTCGATCTTTCCAGTCATTCCTCCATGCTGTAGGCCTTTTGTCGTTCGAGGAAAGGATCAAAAGCATGATGACGACATTACAGATCGTTACAATGCAGTAATCAAGATCAATAACAAGTTGAGAGACGATCGCGAGTTTGGAACGAAAGTAGTTGAAGAAGGAAAGAGAAAGAAACTCAAGCTTACCGAGATAGAAAGAAAGAAGTTGATTGGGGATCTCGAAGATAACATTCGAATGATCATCGACAACAAGAATGAAGACAATGGATCGGTGGCAAAAGCTGGAGTTGGTATCTCAGGACGCTTAAATCACAAGTCTGGACAGTTTCAATCAGTCGTCGCTGGAAAAAGAAGCGACTTTACTGCGAGAACTGTCATTGTTGGTGCAGGAACGATGGTTCGAATTGGAGAACTTGGAGTTCCTGAAGAAATTGCAAAGACGATCACTGCTCGAGAGTTTGTGACAGAGAGAAACATTTCTTACCTTCAACAATTGGTAAACGAAAGGAAAGCAAACTACGTGTTTCTCGGTAATGTTCAAATCAATCTTCGAGTTGCAACAAAAGACTGGACAGTTCCTTACCCTTTGAAAGTAAGCACTCCAAGTGCTCCAATCATTGTGGAACGACACCTTCGTGACGGCGATTACATCATTTTTAATCGTCAACCAACGCTTCGTCTTGAGTCGATGCAAGCGATGAAGGTGAGAATTTTGAAGGGAGAGTTCGCATTTCGACTTCACGTCGGTGGAACTCGCCCTTACAACGCTGATTTTGATGGGGATTAACATCTTGTCCTCAACAGCAGGCTGCTTTTTAGGTTGCAGAATAACCTAAAAAGGAAAACAGTGTAAATTCTGCCATGATATAACCTGCTAGTCTGTTATAAAAGTAACAGGCGAAACTATCAAATTGCTGGAAACTCCTAAAGTTGACTGATACGGTCAATAAAACGAAAGAATTATTGACACCACGCGTAATGGCGTCGGGAATGCCTATGTTAAAAATTGATGAAAGAAAAATCATAGATGATTCGCGTCTTGTAAAGATCGAAATCTACAAGTTGACGTGTAAGAAAACGAACAAATCTTACATTGGACAGGCTGTCACGCATGTTTTAAATCACAAAAAGTATCGAAGGTACGGATCTCATGGAAGATTCTTAAAACATGTGTCTGAGATTTACTGCGAATCTAAAAAACGAAAACAATGCTGGTACTTGAACAACGCTATCAAAAAGTACGGATCTGAGAGTTTTTCAATAGAAGTTGTTTGTGTTTGTGAAAAGAACCAAGCTGATCACTACGAGACTATAGCTATCCAAAAGTTCAATACATTATATCCAAATGGGTATAATCTTAGAACTGGAGGACAAAACTTTCAACACACAGATGAAAGTAAAAAGAGAGTCTCCGATGGTGTCAAAAACTTCTTTGAAAACAAGAGGATTGCGAGATTTCAAGGAATAATTCTTGAATCTAACAAAGATCCCGAAAAATTAATAAGACCTTTGAGAAAATATGGGCAACAATATGGTTGGTACATTAAAATCAAAGGAATCAAGACAGATTTCGGAGGTGTGCACTTGCCTCTCAACGAGTCTTATGACCGAGCATTAAATTTCATCAAAATTTTACAAGGCTACGTAAAAATTCAGTCAAATGACCTTCAAAAGAAGGGAAATGGACAATCAGCAGCCAAGCCCGGAAACGGGAAAGGTTCAGAGACTAGACGGTAGTTGGTGATTCGAAAGAATCGCTTAAGGTATAGTCCGACCTTCATGGAAACATGAAGGAGAAGATTCGGAGATGAATCTTCAGAAAATCTTGAATATTTTGGGAATTGCAGAAAAGAAAGTGATTATGGCGACTCGTAATCGCATTGTAAGTTCTCAAAACTGCAAACCGATCATCGGTGTTGTTCAAGATGCTTTGAATGGAGCATACATTCTCACTTATTTTGACACGATGGTTCCTTGGGCCGTCGCTTGTGACTGTTACACATCATCCGGACTCGAGTCTCGAGTTCAAGACATGTTGCGAAGAGCATTGCCTTTTTATCCAAAGTACATTCGTAAAGAAAAGGGACTTTATCAAGTTGTTGAAAAGCAGATTCCAGGCAAGTTGTTCTTATCGATCGTGTTTCTTCCCGATTTTGAGTATCGAAAGAAGACGAATGCTCATTCGAAAAACGTTGAAGTGTTGATCGAAGATGGAATCATTCTTCCAAACAGCGGACCTATTGATTCGTCTGTCATTGGAATCAAATCGGGATCGGTAGTTCACATTCTTGCAAACGAGTATGATACTCAAAAAGCTGCAGACTTTGTGACAGATGTTCATTTCTTGATTGACTATTGGTTTCCGACTTATGGGTTTAGCATCGGCATTTCTGATTGTCAAAGTACTGCGTCTGAGATGGTTTCAAAGGTCCTTCTTGAAGCAGAAATGAAATGCAGTGCAATCATTGCTCGCAAAGACATTTCAAACAAAGAAAAGGAGGGTCTTATCAATCAGGAACTTATCAATTGCTCAATGGTGTCAACGACAATCGCCGACAAACACATGAATAAGGGTGATCGAAATGCGTTCAACATTATGAGAAGGACGGGTTCGAAAGGAAATGTGGCAAACATTACGAGTGTTGTTGCTTTTGTCGGTCAACAAAACATTTCAGGACAAAGAATGACTAAGTTTTTGACCGGAGAAACCAGAACATCTTACGAGTTTAAACCCGGAGACATGTCACCTGCGGCTGGAGGATTCGTATCAAGTTCTTATTTCAAAGGTTTGAACCCTTCGGAGCAATTTGCTCACGCAGGAGCTGGTCGAAAAGGAGGTATCGACACCTCTATTAAGTCTGTTACATGGGAAACGGAGATTATCGTAAATCAAAAGAAAGTACGGATCGGAGAATGGATTGATTTATTGATGAAAAATAACGAAAGAGTGAGAATTGATGAAGATAACGTTGAATGTCTAGATCTTAATTTCTTCTGTGAAGTCCCCACCATTGATCTCGAAGGAAACGAAAGTATGGGACAAATTACAGCTGTTACGAGACACGATCCTGGATCGAATCTTTATCAAATCAAAACAAAAAACGGAAAGGAAGTGACAGTGACAGAATCAAAATCTCTTTTGATTTGGAATTCCGAACTTAATATCTTTGAAAGACGTTACACCAATACGATTTCGATTGGTGATTGTCTACCTCTCTCTTCGTCTCAGGGTTCCGGGATGAAGGTTCGCGATGTCGTTCTCGATCCCATCATCGAGATCAACCGTATTGATCCGAAGAAACATCCAAAAATGTACGACTTGACTGTCCCATCGACTATTCACTTTGGTCTAGCCAATGGTCTGTACGTTGTGGACACGGCCGAAACTGGTTACGCAGAAAAGAAGATGACAAAGAAAATGGAACACTTTTCTGTCGCTCTGGATGGCACTGTCCGTGATCATCAAGGTGCGATTCTCTCTTTTCTGCATTGTGACAACGGAATGGATCCAAAGAAACTCTTTTTTATCTCTTCTCATCCAAAACCGTTCTTTTGCGACCCGGAAAGGATTGCTCTCACGTTGACTCAAATAGAGAGAAGAAAGAAAAAGAATGTAGTTGTTCGAAAGATGAATGAGGATGAGCTTGAAATGATGTGCAGTTTCCTCAACATCAACAAGGAGATTGATTCTCCTGTCATCCGAAACGCAAACTTTCATCTTCATCGCGTTCTAAAACAATTGTGCTCTTCGATTTTGTTGGCGGAGTCGTGCATTCCTTCTTTTTGTCGAAAGATCATGGAGATGTTCGGTAAGGCCATTTGTCCTTATGGCGAAATGGTAGGTATCATTGCATCTTTGTCAATCGGAGAACCCGTTTCTCAAGCCACGCTGAACTCTGTCGTTCCTGAAACCAAGCTCATGATCCGCGATTCTGGAGAAATCAAAGTCGTCGAGATTGGCCCTTGGGTTGATTCATTGATGAAAGAAAACTCGGAAAAGATCAAACATTTTGCGAAGAACAAGACAGAGTATTTAGAATTAGATGATCCCGTTGAGATCTTGAGTCCCGATTCGAAAGGAAACGTCAAATGGAGTTCATTGACTGCAGTAACTCGTCACTTGCCTCCAGATGAGATCATGTACGAAGTAAAGACTTTGAGCGGAAGACAGGTCACTGTCACTCAAGAAAAGTCCCTTCTTGTCTGGAATGGCTCGTCCTTTGTACATGCAAACATTGACCAAATCGATCTTGGGGATCTTGTTCCTATTTTCTCAACAGAAGAGGGGTTTGAACGCATAAATGATGTAATTTTAGACCCGATCGTGTCAATCAAAGAGGTTCCTTCATCTGAATTCGTTTATGATGTCACAGTTCCATCCACTCTGAACTTTTGTACCTTCGAGGGATTAGGAATTGCAGATACGTTTCACGCAACAGGGCGCAGCGAGAAAGACGTTACAATGGGAGTTCCTCGTATTGTCGAGCTTTGCAACGCAACAGACAAGATGGCAACTCCTTCTTGCAGTGTGTACCTTTCATCTCCAGAAATGAAGAAGTACATTAAGCTCAGCTCTGAGTCAAAAGATTCAAAGATGATTGAAAAATATCGATCAAAGTGCGTAGATCTTCTCCAGGAAAGAAAAGGAGAGATCGAATGTGTCACGATCAACATGCTCTTGTTGAAAAAGAAGATTTTTGCAGTGAAAGACTCTCGGGTTGAGAGTTCTCCCATCAAGCTAATGAATTATGCAGAATATCAACCGGAATGGTGGGTCGAACTTTCTTCAGAATTGAATAATACTGAGTACGAGGCTGATCATTGGGTCATTCGTCTCGAGTTTGATATGAAAAAGCTCCTTGAGAGGAACATTAAGCTCGAGGAGATTGTCGAAGCCATTGAACTCAACGAAGGAGACTCGTTCCGTTGTGCTGCTTCTCCTTTGAATATGGGCACAATTGATGTCTTTTCGGACTATGAGAACCTCAAGAACCTTGTTTTGAAGAAGTTGGATACCCGAGAAGGAATCATCACCGAAAAGAACCTTACCTTCTTTGCAGCAAGAGATGTTGCAATTCCAAAACTCGAAAAGATCAAGATCTCTGGAATCAAGAAGATTGAAAAGGTTCACTTTGTCGAGGAAAAGAAAACGAAAGAGTGGTACATCTCAACAAAAGGAACGAATCTACCTGAGCTTTTAACTCGATCGTGGATCGATGCAACCAAGACCATTTCAAACGACATGCGAGAGATATGTCGGACTTTGGGAATTGAAGCTGCAAGAACGTTTATCATTCGAGAATTCACTCGAGTAATTAGCTTTGATGGTACTTACATTCATCCTGTTCACATTACAATGCTCGCAGATTCAATGGTCAAGTCCGGAGACATTACAAGTGTACGAAGAGAAGGAATCGAGAGAGCAGTTGGTCCTTATGCAAAAGGTTTGTTTGAACAATCAGTAGCAAACTTTACTCTTTCATCAATCCTCGGAGAGTCAGACAACATCACAGGAGTTTCTGCTTGTGTAGCAATGGGTCATCTTATCAAGGGCGGAACAGGCGCAGTCAAACTCGTAACCAATACTTAATTTCCTCTTTTTGAGAGAGGAAATTTACAAGGAAAAATGACCATTTCATCGACGTCGTGGGTAGGGATATTACTTCATCAATTGAAGCAGGAGATAATACAGGGCCACCAAACAAGCAGCAGCGACCATACTCCATCCTGTTACCTTGCCGAGACAGATTCGTCTCTTTCCATCTGAGTCTGTTCGATAGATGAATCCAGGCTTCGAACACATGAGAACAAGCATCATCAAAAGCATCATAATGACGAACAGAACAAGAGGATAGGAATAGACCTTGCTCATTCCAGTCATATTTGCAAAGGGATCAGAAATCTGTTGAACGAAATCGCTCATTAAACAAAACCTAGAAAAAAGCTTTTTGTTTTTATCTACGCTTCCTTGGGACCAGGCTCTTCAATTGCTTTTTGAAACCACTGTTTGGATTTGCTATCCTTCTTGATTTCTTTATCACTCGAAGAGCTTCATCAAAGGAAATGCCGTATTCGTGCATAAGATGAAAGCACGCTGTACTTACAGATCGACTGATTCCAGCATAACAATGAACAAGAACCTTTCCCTTACCATTCATCGCCTTTCGAATGAAATCATGACCTTTCTTAACTCTCGGGAACAGTTTTTCATCAGGAGCATCATCAAAAGAGAGTTTCAAATAGGAAAATGATTCACAAATGTTTCCAGTATCCAACTCTTTCGCACAATTAACGATATGAGTGATCCCTTCCGAGTGAAGCCAGTTGTGATTTGTCACGTCATCAATGTCTCCAATGTAGAGATAAGGAAGAATCTTCGACATTACAAAGTTTCCTCATTATTTATGAGGAAAAAAATGTATCATTGCAGCTTTGAGAAAGGAAGTTAACAAGAGAGTTCCACGCAACCTGATTTGTATCAGTAATTTCTTGTTCAGCTGTAATAATTTCCTTGTAGTTCGAGTCGATGTCAGTGTGCTTTTTGAGTCGAAAATCGAAGACCTGACCAGCAACAGTCACACGATAAGTACAATCCATCATTGGATATGAGATTGAAGATCTCCTTGGATGATCTTCGATGACTTCAATCTTGATTGACATTTCTAATAACTAGTCAAGAATTCCTAAAGCCGAAAAATTGCGCGTCTTTCTCCAATGATGAATTCGATGATGAATAGGTCCGATGCCACTATGAGTCATAATTGCATTGAATGTTGCCAAAAAAGTCCACAAAACAAGACCAATGAAAGAAAGTCTTGTTATCAAAGGACCTGCAAAGATCGGAAAGAGATTCAAAATGAGATGTTCGATGGGATGAACGTCAAGAGTTGCAAAAATACAGACATCAGTCCATCGATGATGAATTGAGTGAATCTGAGAATAGAAATATCGATGCAAAGCCCAATGAATTCCAGTGAAAAGAACCTCTTCGACAAACAGACATACTAAAATCTTCCCAAAAAAGGAAGAAAAACCCTCTTCAAAGGGAGTCTCGAAGTCGTAAACTTGTTGAAAGCAAATCAAAAAAGGAAGGGTGACGAAAACTTGATTAACGATTGTCCGATTAAATCCCTTTAGACATTTCTTTGAGTCGAAAGTCTGAATATGATCATATGTGACGTATACAAAAACCCAAAAAGTGGTCCAGAAGATAATCAAATGCGCTGTAAATGCAGCGAAAGCGTCCATTATCTTGTTTTCTTCATTCTTTAATGAAGAAATTAGTCATCATCTTCGTCCTCTTCTTCGTCTTCTTCATCTTCACTTTCTTCAGTCTCTGGAGGTTCTTGATCTGAGTCTGTCTCGTCCTCGAGCTCTTCTTCCTCACTTTCTTCTTCCACCTGTTGTTTGCCAGCAACCTTCTTTTCCGGTTTTGGAGCTTCTTCTTTGATATCAGCTTCATCATCGAGATCTTCGTCCTCGAGATCGTCATCCTCTTCGTCTTCCTCCTCTTCCTCCTCTTCGTCTTCCTCCTCTTCTTCCTCATCTTCGTCTTCCTCGTCTTCGCTTTCATCTTCAAGATCTTCTTCGCTTTCATCTTCCTTCTTTTCACTCTCTTTTTCGTCTTTTTCCTCTTCTTCGCTTTCATCTTCGAGTTCTTCATCTTCCTCTTCTTCCTCATCGCTTTCGTCTTCAAGATCTTCATCTTCCTCTTCTTCGCTTTCATCTTCGAGGTCTTCATCTTCCTCTTCTTCGTCCTTATTTACTGTTCTTGGACCGTCTTCTTGAATATCCCCTTCATCGTCTTCGCTATCTTCAACATAATAGTGATCAACATCATCTCGAGAAGGAACATAATTCTTTTGAGATGGAAGGTTTGGAGTTTGAAACATCCATCCGTTTCGTTTGCAGATCGAAACATGATAAGGAGTCAGAGCTGTCACAGCTCCAGTTTGCCGATTTTGAACTCCATAAGCGCATCTTGTCTTCTTGTCGAATACAATGCCTGTTTCTGAATCCTCGTAACGTCCCCAATAATTAGGAACGAGTTTCTTTTCTCGTTTCTTTGGAGGTAATTCTTCTCTCTTTTTGGCTTTCCGAGGAGGTTCTTCCACTTTCTTTTCTTCATTCACAACAGGAACGGGCTGAGTTGGTTCCGTTTGTGGTGGAGGTGGAGGAGGTATAGGCTCTTCTTTGACAGGAGGCTCCGGTTCCGGTGCTTTGGCAACGCGGATATTGTTTTTCTCTTCCCATTGCTTCTTAGCTTCCTTTGCTTGCATCGTTCTCCCGTGCTTTTGACAGAACCCCCATTCATAGATAGCGGGTTGGTCGCAAGGTGCGCCTTCCTTTTTTCCTCGGGGAATAAAAGAACATTTCTTGACGGTTGACGTCATTGGTGACTTAGTTTATTGTTTTAATATGGTTTTCAACAACAACCAAAAAACCTCTTCCAAGAGTTGGTCGATGTATCAGGATCGTAATCCCATGAAATGTGATATTGAGGAACATTTGAATGGTCCGGCCAACCAATACTTCCTTCGAAATTCTGCCAGATTGGATCTCCTTGATTCACAACCTGAGGTTTTGGTGACCATTTTGTTCCCCGATTTGTATCATCGTTTGCGAAACCGAAATATCGGACCCATGTCTTCGCCTTTTCATAGAATGCATGAGAATGCCATGCACAATAGAAGACTGGTTTCTTGTAGATTGTACCGTTGATCTCGACCTCTTCATATTCAATCTCTTCCGGTTTCTTCCAAATACCATCCTTTGAACCATGAGCACCAAGATAAATCCGTTCGATCTGTCTTGTATCCTTATTTACGTAGAGTGAAAAGCGCTCAAGATCACCTTGATGAGATCCAAACTTAAAAGGCCAAACATGACAGCAAGGCCCTCCCATAATGTTAAGATCTCCATTGTAAGGAAAGACGACAAAGAAGGCTAGACGATAGGTTTTCTGATCAAAATCCTGAATTCGAAGATAGATCGGAACATCTGCAAGCTCTTTTTTCTCTCCTTCGTAAAAGATTTCCTTGAATCGGAAAGAGTTATTGTTACCATTATACGAATTGACCAAAGTTTCGGGTGTTACTCGTTCAGCAACCAACTTATCTTCATTCCAAATCTCTGCTTGAGAAATCATTCTTTCCATGGAAGCCGGGAAATACGCTTCTTTCGAATGAAACCATATGATCGGAGTTAGAGCGAGAAGGAACTCCATTGATTTAGATCATTGATTTTTTATTGAAGAATGAAAAATGAATTTCAAAGGTGTAGGTCTATTGTAATCGAGATGGACTACGATTTAGATTCCGATGGTTTTGTAATGCTCCGCTTTGTCAAAAAGGTCGAGCCTTTGGTGTTTAACAGGGATAAAAGAAAGCAGGAGCTTTCCAAACTTTCATCACCTCAACTAAAAGAGATTTTGAAGAAGATGGGAATCGAGTTGATGCCGGGAATACCAAAAGATGGTTTGATTTCAAGAATTCTGACCGAAGAACAGTTTTCCCTTGTTCCTCCGAAAGAAGAAGTCAATAGGCAGTACCGACAGGAAATCATGTGGAACCCAGGAAACGAAGAGATTAAAGAAATCCTTCGGAATAAGACAGATCAGCAGGTAGAAGATCTTGCTCGAAAGTTTGACAAGACTCTTAACACTGCAAGTCTTCCTATTCTCATTCGAATCATCATGTCAAAGAAGAAAGCCAAAACACCGGTACCTCCACCACCTCCGGTTGAGAAAAAGGTGATCATTCAAGATGATGAAGAGGAACATGCCGAAGATGAGGACCCTAATGTTGAAGAAGAGGTTCATGACCCGGAGTTTGACACTCTTCCACCACTCTATTCAATTGCGAAGACTGGAAAGAAGAAGATGTGGAAAATCTGGTATCTGAATGACGTTCTCTATCGACAACATGGTGATGTTGATGGAAAGAAGGTGACAACGGATCGTCGATGTGAGTCAAAGAACGTAGGAAGAGCAAATGAAACTTCTGCTGAAGAACAAGCTGCATTGGAAGCCGAAAGAGAATGGATTGGTCAACTTGACAAGGGATACAAACCTGATCCTTCTGACAAGAAAGGAATGGAGAAGTACAACAAAGTCATGGAAGCAAAGAGAAAACAAGGAAATGTCAACACTGGACTCGTGACAGCAAAAGGACAGAAGCAAAAGAAGGCTGAAAAGATTGAGAACCTCAAGGTTGAACACGTTCAGAATGAGCTGCTTCCGATGCATGCTGACAAGTTTAACAGCGAAGACAAGAATTGCATGAAACACTTTGATTTCAAGGGCGGTGTGCTGATTCAACCAAAGCTTGACGGATGGAGGATGGTCGCTCGAACACAAATGACTCCACGAGGACTTGAAGTTGTTTTGACAACAAGAAATGGAAAGCAATATCCTTGGTATACGAACATTCGTACTGAAGTTTTGAAGATGCTCAAGGATACTGAGCCAGGATCCGTCGTTTTGGATGGTGAAGTGTACGCTCATGATCTCGTAGATGAGAAAGGAAATCGAATTCTTGAGAATGAAAGGTTCGAGATCATTACGAGCTCTGCAGGATTGGCTCGAAAGGTTCCTCATCCGATGGAAGATCAGCTCAAGTATTACGTCTTTGATGCTTTTCTTGCGAAAGATGTTTTGAAAGACAAGAAGGAGCGCATGCAACAGGTGAAAAGACGAGAGCTTTTGGACAAGATCTGCTCGGCTTATCAAGGAAGTTCGATTGTTTGCCTTTCAACTTATGAGATTCATTCCATTGCTGAACTAAAGGAAAAGCACAAGCAGTTTGTTTCTGAGGGTTATGAAGGAACTATCCTAAGAGCCAAGGACTTGATCTATGAATTGAAACATCGTTCAAAGAAGATGAGAAAACTCAAGGACTTTATTGACAAAGAGTGCATGATCACGGGCGCAAAAGAAGGAAAGGGAACTGAAGAAGGGTGCGTTGTCTGGGAATGTGTATTCCCCGGAAGCAATGAGACATTTGATGTTCGCCCTCGAGGTTCTTTTGAGGAAAGAAAGGTCTTGTGGAAGAAACGAGATCAGTTTATCGGTCAAATGATTACTGTTCGATACTTTGAGGTGACTCCGAAGGGAGTTCCCCGTCTCGGAGTTGGAATTGGCATTCGAAAGGAGTTCAAGAAGAGCGATGATGATTGATTTCCTCAATGTTTATTGAGGAAATGAGGTTTTGAGTCGAAGGAATTCATCACGCATCTTATCTGCGAGATAGACACGTTTGAAAGCAATTGTAATGTACTCTGCGGTACATTTGCTTTGTTCAAAAATGACTTCCAGGCTAAGTTTCTTGTCAAGAAACCAAGTAATGCCTTCTTTCGCAAAGGAAAAGTTGAGTTGAGCATCAGGAACAGCTGTAGCTAACTCGACATACTTTCTTTTACCATCTTCTCCGGTGATTTCTTCGAACAATTTAACCTCTTTGACCTTGATCGAGCGAGATGGATCGAGAATTCGAAGATCCCGAATACCCTCGGAAATTCGCGGAAGCTTCAATCGAGCATTTTCCGAAAGATTTTCGTATTCTTGAACTTGACAATAGGGATAATCGGACTTCTCTACCAACGCCCAATAGACGAAAACGTCCATTGGATTTTTAACATATTCAAGGTGATAGCATTGATGCTTATCGAGTTGAAGAAAACGAGTGATGAAGTCGTGGCGTGAGGAAACAGATGCTTCGTTTTGAGCTGGTTTGTTTTCCTCCATCTGAAATGTTCAGTGATTTTCTTAAACTGTTTTCTTGAGTAATTTTAATGGCGTCAATTCAAGGAGCAGGATTAGCTAAAATCATCGGTGAAGGATTGTTTTATGCTTCACTTCAAGCAGCTATCGGCAGTGTTGAGATGTCTTCGAGGTTTTCAGTGATGAATTTCTCGAAAGATCAAGAAACATTGCAGAGAGCCGCCGATGCTTTGATGAGTTACATGATCGTTGCGGTTGTTTGGACACTCGCAACGATGCTCGCGATGTATGCTTCGTATGGCTGGTGTGGTGCATCGATCGGTCTTGCTTGCAATTCTTTAATGATGGGATGGATTTTCGGAAGCTACGTTCAGGCTTTCAAGCAAGCTGCAAACATGAACGGACTTCAATTCCCGAACTTGTGGTAATTTCAACATTCATAAAATGTTGAAAGGTTTCAATGAAGCAAAGCAACTTGATAATGATATCAATTGCAGTAGTTGTAATTGTATTTCTTCTTATTTACTTCTTAGTTCCGAAGAAAGAAGAGAAGTTCGTTCAATTGGTCGGAAACATCGATTCAGCTCACATGCCACCTGAAATCTCGAGAGAAGGAAGGAACATGAAGAAACTAGCTGCTTGTTTTGAGCTTTGTTCAAACATTGATCCGTCAACTTCTTTGAATCCAGGCAAGGGAAGTTTGTATTGTGCGAATTTGTGCGATCAAATGGCCAGTTCTGGGACAATGCCTGATTTTAAGACAATCGGAGAGCTCTGTGAAGAGAAAACGAAAGGAGCTCCGGAAGGAGAGTATGACTATTGTGTTGGAATGTCAAATCTTTTAGCTCAAGCTATGGAAGATTGCCGTCATGAAGTGACAAGCATCTATCAAAACACCGATCCCAGAGATTGGGGACAAGCATCAGGAAGTGCGAACGGTACTTTAAGTTCTTCTTGTGTTCGAGATGCGGTGAATGCTCAGCTACCCAATCTCTATTTAGGATCATGGATTCGACGATAA